TCCCATGCCGCTTTCATTGTCGTTCCGTCTTCTTTTTTGAACACATGGTACGAATCAACAATGAAGTTATAGAAATCATTGGACGCCCCAAGCATAGCAATCGGAATATAATCGTCATACATACCCGGAGTGGATAAATATACTTCCTGACAGTGATACGCAATCGCCCCCAGTTCAAATCCAACCCGTTTTACAATATCCTTGTAATCGTTAGGATTCAGTTTGTTGCCTGTTGGCGAAACGTCTATCAATCTCCGAATCAAACCGGACTTCGCGTCTGTAATCTTCACCGGCTTATTTGTTCCCATAAAGAGAAAGCACTTGAATCGGTTGGCGTAGGTCGATTTGAACTTTTCGTTCACCGTCATAAGTTCATGAGAAACCAGACTGTTAAGCCTTGTGTTATCTTCAATTCTGGACAGGTCGCCGTCATGCTGAATCGCCACAAGAGGGTTGCTTTTAAATGCCTCCAACGCAAAAGAATTACTGGATGACCCCAGTGCTTTTGCGTCGAATACTGAGTAATACCCTTCAAAAAGCTGCTGGATGATGTTCAGGACTGTGGATTTACCTGTTCCTGCGGCTCCATATAACACCATGAATTTCTGCAACCGTTTGGATTCTCCTGACACAATCGACCCAATCGCCCATTCAATCTTCCGTCGTTCTTCCTCGGAATATAAAGTTGACATCAGCTTTTCGTAGGCAGACAAATCGCCAGCTTCAAGCGGATAATTCAGCTTTTTACTGGCGTAATCTTTTTTATTGGTCTCTGTGTTGAAAAAAATAAGTTTTTCATCCAGCATGTGGAATGAGTCCCGCATCTGCTTTTGGCAATACTTATGCCAGGAGTCAATCATGCCTGATTCTGCATCCCACATATGCAGGACTTTTATATCGGAGTCAAAGCGCCGGCGGTTTTCTTCTGCATATCTATCCAGTTCGCGGTCAATGAGCTGCAAAGCATCCTGCTCGTCCGTAGACCATAAACCACGTTCCTCAATCCAGATAGCGTAGAAGTCACCACCTCGAATCATCAGATCGGAGCTTTTTTTAATAATGAACTTCGGATAGATTTCTATTACACCACGCTTTGTACTACGTGTTGAAATCATCAAAAAGTCGATCATCGCATTTTTTACTCTCCTTCCGAGCGCTTTAATTCCTCAATCTCATTCCTGAGTTCCTTTATTTTTTTATTCTGTTCCCGGCGGTCCAATTCCGTCATAACTACATAAGCGGTCATGGCGCAGGCCCAAAGTCCGACATTGCGGTTGAACCTGCTCTGATGCTTAAGAGTGACACGGATTCCCTTGATTGCCGTTTCCGATGACCGTAAACTTCCAAAAATATAACCAAGCATCTCGCACATCAGCCTTTTCCTCCTTTCATGCCTTTGATAAAACTTTTAGCGGTTTCAAACCGCCAGTCGTCTTTGCCACCATAGGTAAATATAAATTCAGCGCCATTGGTCTGCCGGACTCGGATGCTGTTTTTACCGTTTGGAAACCATGTGGCAGCATTCTCACCCGCATAAAGCGGAAAATATAGTTCAAACCATTTATATACTTCGTTGTGAGTCATACGAAACCTCCAAAACTATACGATTTCGTCTAAGTACCAGCACATCTGATACCAGATTTCTACCGTTCTCAAATCCCGTCGGCAGTGTTCCACCGTAAACAGGCCACCCTCCCCATTTCGCTTGTATCTTCGGTCTAAGAATCTCTGAATAATCTCGTCTGCATAATCCTCATCGAATCTTGCATCTGTCATTTTCCGTAAACCGAGATTCTCAATCATACCCCAGAACCATTGCCCGGTACGATTCCCGATATCCGGGTCGTCCATGATATGTTCTTCACAACGAATAGCGAGAGCAATCATCATTTCTAAAACACTACAAGGACTATTATCCAAGTAGCTTGAAATCATGGCGTTTTCGTATGAATTCTCGTAGCCAAACCGGTACCGGAGATCTATCCCATCTTCTTCTCGGTTTCCATCCATTTCAATCGTGTAATTAAAATCCACGTTATGGAGGAACCGTAAAAGTTTCTGATAGGACAGACCTCTGGTATACCGGCGGTTGCATACGAGCTGACACATCCAATCGAAGTATTCGCTATTCAGCTCGCTCCTTGTCATCATACCTCCGTCTGATGCGGCCTCTGCTTAATAACGTCTGAATAAGTCCTCTGATCCAGAAGAATTTCGTAGTCGCATTTCAGCCTGTCATTTCTGACAAAGACTGAATCGTCTTCAAACTCCCCAAAGTGGGTCAAAGATTCCAGACCTACAACATTATCCACATCTTCTACTTTTTCATCGTCTTCATCTGCCAGAATCTGGTCTGCATAGTAACTGAGGCTGATTCGTTCATAATCCTCAAACTCGCCAAATTCATCCGGTGAGATTACATAGGGTTTCATCTCCATCGCTTCCTGCTCCTCTTTTTTCTCTCCGGCGCTTGCGTTCGAGTAGTTAGTATATCCTTCCCGTTCCAACCTTGCAGCGTATTCGGAAATATCCGGTTTTTCTTCCGGCTTACCAACCTTTGCTGTCTGCGGCTCAGGAGTGACAATCTCAACATCCGCAGCCGATTCCCGTCTGGAGAATATCTCCTTTACCGAATCAATTTCCTCCTGGGCAATCTGCTCATATTTTTTCTTGGTGTATTGCCAGGTCACTACGGAACCAACAGCCGCGCCTAAAACAAACATCACAAAGCCCGCTGCTTTATTCATTTTCTTCATCCTCCTCTTCTTCATCCTCCTCGTTCTTTATAGTCATTACCGTAAGAGCCAGTCCTCCGAAGAGTAAGGATACACTCAGTAAGATACCGCCGGTAATATGTCTTTTCCTTTTTGTATCCAGCACATAATCGAGCATGGATATCAGATTCCCGATTCCATCCATGATTACTGCTCCTTTCCGCCGGATAACACGGCAAGACCGCCGACAAAACAGATTCCGGCCATAGCAGCCAGCGTGTAAGATACCAATGTTAAAAAGCCATTCATAAGGTTAATCTCCTTTCATTCATAACTTGAAAAATAGTGGTGTTCTACTTGGAACATGGGAACGCCGTAATCGCTGTAACAGCCAGCGGTAAAGAATATAACATCGTAGTTTGTCCGAACTTCCAGTTCTTCTTTGACAAGCTGACAAATATCATCCCTCACCTCGCAGCGGTCTACACGTCCGTTCCACATTGAGGAAAACTGATATGGTTGATAGATAACATCGTAAACCGTATCGGGAAAATGCTCCGAATCCATGCGATTGAGTATGGTGTCGATTACCAATCGCTTTCCTTTTTCGCATTCTCCTTCTGCCTCTGCCATCGTTACCAATGCTATCAGCGAAATATCTTCCTCTGATAAAAGTTCTTCCTCTGCAATTTCTTCTGCGCTTGACTCTGAAATATCCTCTATCGGAATATAAGTAACCACCGGCATAGATACCGGAGTGATTTCTATTGCCTGTGAATCAGCAGAGATTTCACTTCCGGCAGAGTGCGTAGTGATTGAAAATATCAGAATCACGCACAAAGAAAAAGCTGAAGCTATTACAGTTATTTTTTTCATGTACGTCTCCTTAAAAATATCCGGCTGCCCTCCGCCAGTCTTTTGAACCGAGCCAAGGGCAGTCTGCCATATCCCGATAGGGATTCCCTGTGCCAACGCTATCCAATCCATCCGTCAGTCACATCAGTTCCCAGATGTTTCCGTCCACGTTGAAATCCAAAAGAATGGCCGGCTCAAAACCATTCGCAAAATCGGAATAACTCAGATTGTCCGCATACAAACCGAAGTCAACATAGTTGTCGCCGATAGGATGCTCTGCATCATAAACCCATCCAACAACCTGACCGGCTTTTGTCGGAGGCAGCCCCAGCATGTCGTAAACATCGTTCAAGAAAAGGCGTTTCTTTGCCCTGAGCAAATCGTTGGCGTACTTTTCCTGTGCTTTCAGGAACATCAGATTGTACTCGTTGTTGCTTTCCCAGTGAGGGTTCAGGACGCTGTTTCCGTCTTCGTCCATCGTGTACTTCTCAAAGAATCGGGCGTATCCGCTTACATCGGACGGGTTGACAACGAAAGCGGTTTTCTTCACTTTCTTTTCTTTGCCGGTTTCCTCATCGATAACGGTCTCGCTTACCTTCTCCGCTTTGATATTGTATTTAAGCTCCCGGTCGATCTCCTTGCCGAAGCGCTCAATAACCCGTTTCCGATATTCCTTGAAACTCTTATCCACAGTTGCATAAGCCGCAGCCAGAGCGACATTCCTTTTCCGAAGAATATTGTTCGATGCCAAAATGCTGGTGATAGATAACGCGCCAAGAGCCACAGCGGGAGCATACAGCTTGGCGAGTTTAACTCCGGTCTGAAGATAAACAACAGACAGGTCTTTCTTGGAATCCTCAATGGAGTAGTCTTCGCCAGCCTTGGTGACTCCCTTTTCTGTCGCATCGTGAATCTCGTCCACATCGTTCTTCGTCTTGTCGATGATTTTTCCGACCTTCGTTGTTGCCCGGCACGCCATAACCGTACTCGCTACCGTTCCGACGATACCTGCCACAATGAGAATCTCCGGGCTGTGTTTTTTCAACTGAAAGCCGACTTTATTGAAAGTTCCGCTTACCTTCGTCATGATTTCTTCTTTTTTCATGGTTAATTGTTCTCCTTTTCCAAATTTTTGAGATGGTCAATAAGATGCTGCGTGTGCCACATGATTTTCTCCAAATCCTGGATTCCGTTCTTTTTCTTCCAACGGCACGCATATTTGATGATGTTACCGGTATCCACCGCTTCAATACCCTTGAGGTCGAACGTAAAAGCTTCTATTGCCTCGATTACTTCCAACCCTGTTTCTGACTGGTAGTGATCGGGATGGGATACCATTTTGTCCCTTGATTCATACATGGCAAATCCCTCCCTAATTCAGCGGAAGCGCTTTAGGCAGCTTAAGAATATAACCGTCTCTTACCCGAACGGGCTTGCATCCGCTGATATCTGTCCAGCCGTACTTATTCACGGCATAGTTGTTTGTTGATACATCAGCCAAATCATACAAATCGCCAACGCTGACCACTCCATACTGGCTGATAATGTCGTTCATAGCATCGAGAACTGACTCAGCGTCCCCACGGGTTTCAAATATAATGTCGTCGTAATCATACCCGCCCCTCGTCCCCGCTGAACGATAATCCCTCCTCCGGTCAGAATCCCGGTCATAGAATTTTCCGTAAGATACCTTGGATGCTGTCGAGTTTTTCTTGGTACGTCCTGTTTCACCGTAAAGAATCATGTCAATTCCGTTCGTCACAATATCTGAGATTGCTTTCTTTACCGCAGGTACCAAAACCTCCATAATGATATAGGATTTGACATTCCCGACATCCTCGGAAATAAAGACATCGGCAAACTTCTGCATTTCACCTTTCTTTTTTGATTTGGCAGAGCCGGTGATTACTTTCCCTACTTTTTTCTCAGGTAAAGCATCGGATTCTCGCTGTTCTTCTTTGGATTTATGAGAATTCGGCTTGTATTCTTCCATTTACTTTCTCCTTTCACCAGCCGCAATCAGCTTCCCAGGTAACGTAATTCTCGTATTCGGAAGTCTGTTGTGCTGCTTTTTAAATTGATACACAAGATTGCTCCTTGCTTTTTTCTCAGACACGGCATAGGTGGTCGATTTCCAACGATGCGCGACACAGTTTTCAAACTCCATAACCGGTCCGTCATACGCATACTGGTTCATAAAAACACCTCCTGCAAAAAGAAAAAGGGAAAGCACCTTGTTTCAGGTACTCTCCCTCGTCCGAACCCTGTTT